CGGACTGCATCTTCTGCAAGTCAACCAGTCGTGATGCCAACCTCGCCCTGTCCCGTTCCACCTTGATGGCTTCTACCGGGTCGGTTATGCCCTTCAACTTCTTTTCGAGGTCCAGACGCTTCTCGATGAGGAAGTTTATCTTCCCCTGGGTATCCAACTGTTTGAACTCGGCTTCCTCACGCAAGCGGAATACCTCCGCCTCAATGCGCCAGAACTTGTCCTGCTGTGCTTGCTGTTCCTTGGTCAGTGCCTCAATTTCCGGTAGTGGTAACTCCGGTTTCATCGCGGCAATAAAGGAACCGGTCTCTGCCATCGACGCACCTTGAACCCAGTCATTGAGTCGCTCCATCCTTTTCTGGTGCATCTTCTCACCAAACGAATCACGCTGGCGGTCTATTTCATTAAGTTGTTCGCGCAACTTGTCTGCACCGAAGAACCACTTTGCGAAATAGTCCGAGAGCCCTGCAAACTCACCCCACCACTTACCGGCAAACCAACCGACTGCTGCTACCAACGCAACGAGTGCGGCCTTAAGGGCAACCACCGCTATCCCCAATGTCTTGACGGCAGTCACAACTCCACCGACCGCCCACGCCACTCCCTTCCACGAGGCGGTTACAATCGTTGGGACTTTCAATACCTTCATGGTACCGCCCAGGACCGTTAGTGCGGCGGTCATCGCCGTGAGCCGGCCAATGAAGATGAGAGTGGGTTGGTCAAGATTTTCAAAGGCCTTCCCTAGTGCGTCGACCTTTTCAATCATTGACGGAAGTAAGTCGTGGGCAACAGGCGCCAGCCCCCTCCCGATACGAATCATGGTAGTACCAATGGTCGTCTTCAACTGCTCAAACTGGAAGCCCAGACTCTTCGTCTGTTCAACCAAGGCATTCTCTGTAGCACCGGCGCGTTCGGCGACTTGAGTTCCCCATATCAAGTCTTTAGCAAATTCCCTGCCCTCGCCTCGAGCGATGGACGCGACCGCCTTGAACGCGCGAAGCTGGAAGCCCAAGTCCATGATGGCCTTCGCATCCCCATTCGTCGCCTTCAGGATGACATTGAGCACAGTCCCAAGGCCAGCCGTCTCTGCGGCCATCTTCGCCGAATCGTAGCCGGCGGCTTGGAATACCTTGTCCAATTCCTCACCACCTTCGACAAGTTTCAAGAGGAACCGGTTAAGGGCAGTGAACGCCTCGGCGCCTCGAATACCACCACGGGTCATCGTGGCGACTGCCGCCGCTACCTCACCGAACTCAACCCCGGCCAAAGCGGCTGATGCCACCGCAGTACCTGAATGCTGTACCAACTCATCGAAGGTAATCACACCCTTCTCAACCGTCTTGAAGAGGATGTCCGACACATCAGCCGCCTCACTCGCCTCCTTGCCATACGCATTAAGGATTGCCGTGATGGCCCTGGCGGCAGTAGCAGTATCCGACACACCGGCACGGCCTGCCTTCGACGCCGCCTCCAACACCTTCAAGCCCTGCGCTCCGGTGAACGACGCGGAGTTGATATCGTACAGTGCCCTGGCCGTATCCGTGGCCGGTTTGGCAAATCGTTGTGACATTTCCAATACGGCATCACTGGAGCGCCGGAACTGATTTTCAGATTCCTTGGCGATTACATTGACGTTACGCATCGCCGAGTCAAAGTCACCAAACTTCTTCAAGGCGATAGCACCGATGCCAGAGACCACTGCACCAAGTTTCAGCAGATTGCCTGTGACGGTTTTCAGTTTACCGGATGCTCGGTCATGGACATCCATGGTCGCGATTATTGAAGCAACTGTAGTGGCCATCTGCTATCTCCGTTTCCGTTTTCTCAATTTCCCGTCCTTGGTAAATGTCATCTTACGCCACAGCTCGGCCTTCATCCGCAGTTCTTTTTGTGACACTCTGACCTGTTGGCGTGGCGCAAACTGTAAGGTGCAGTCGGCTATGGACAATCTCTTGCCTCGCTTCGCCCACAGCCCCATCATTAAGTTTGCCAGAAGGCAGGTCATGGCACCGAAGCGCAAGTCCTCGCGCTCCAGCGTACTCGGTCCATCTATGAGTTCCATAGCCATCCATCCGGCAAACTCCCGGCTGTCGATTTTCTGTTGGGCCTCCTTGACGCTCATCCCTAATCGGGCGGCGAGCCGGAACCACTGCTGGCGTTCCGGCAGCCTCCTCAGTTTCCCGCTATTTCCTCCAGTTGTTGCTGACCGATTGCATTGACGCGCAGTGCCTCCTGAAACAGAAAGTCAATCGCCGCACCATTCTTCTTGTTCAGTTCGGCGATATCGTCCTCCGTGAATAAAGGTTTGCTGTCCTCGTCCACTACGGTCAGGACAATCAGCAAGGCCTTCATCCCCTCGTAGTTGATGGTTCCGGTACCGGTTCGTCGCCTGCACTCCTCCTCGAAGTGGTCACGATTCTCCCCGGTCATTACGCGGACGAAAACATCCCCTCCCCACTGTTTGACATGGACTTGCTCCTTTTGCGAGTCATCGGCGTTGAGGATGTCATCCCTGGTTAGGTTGATTCCATTGGCAGGCATTGGTTAGTCCTCCCTTTTCCTTTTGTTACGGTTATGCGCTGGCCGCGGTGACCGACAGGTCGCCACTGCACTTCAGCGTTGCGGATGCCGTCATCTTCTCCTCCAACGGCGCAGTCGGCTCGAAACCGGTCATAAACGCCGTGAACTGCCAGGTGCTTCCATCCGGCCACGTGATGGTAACGGTTTCAGCGGGCTGGTCAATCGGCGGCGTCTCTGCCGGGTCGAACGCGACATCAATCGACAAGTCACCCAGGTCGTACAAGTCCGTCGGCTTGAAGGTCTTGCCACCTACGGTGAGCATGTGGGAGGTGTCGATGTTGGCACGGGTCAGCGCAGGACCACCGATGTTCGTGACCTCCGCAAAGAAGCCACTCTGGAACGTGATAGTGGTACCAGTGCCGACGTCTGCTCTTGGGTCCGCCATTTGCAGAGTCCTTTCTGTTATGCTGTTCTCTGTCTCAGTACCCGGAAATTCTGGGTGATGATGAACCGTTCATCTTCATCCTTCCCGAGTGGTATGGGTGCGCCTGACCGCTTCAGCATCAAGTAGTGGACGCTATCACTTCCCTCGGTGTCGTCGAATCGACCGGCACCTTCCAGAATGTTGATGCACGTCTCCAACTTTGTGCACACTGTCAGGAACGCCCTGGCCCTCACCCTCAACTGGATTTCCACATCCTCGACTGGGTAGAGGGTGTGGTCCGCGAAGGGTTGCGGTTTTGAGCCGCCTGCGTCGTAAATGGTTATTACAGTGTCAGGTGTGGTCGGCTCATCGTTTATGTAAATGGACCAGCCAGAAGTCCCGGCGAAAGTTCCCGCTCCGCCTGCAACCAGCAAGTCCTTCACTTGTTCTGATACTGGGTTCATTTCATCATCCCTTCTCTAAAACCTATTTCCACTGCGGTCCATAATGCCGATACGACACTCGGGCCAATCTTGTCGGCGGCCTTTTTCAGGAACTTGGCCTGCTGGCCTGAACCACCTTTGCGTGGCTTCGTCCGCGCCGCTCCATGTTTGGCCTGTAAGTTTTCATGGACGTAAAGTGCATAATATGCACTGAATCCCACCTCCACGCGAATACCGCCGGCTGACTGCCGTGCCCCGCATCGGCCTTTGGAGGCCGCTGTCTCACGGGCATGTCCTGAAGTTAGGCGCCCCGTATCGGCTCCCCGCCGGGATTTGAAGAAAGGGGTAGTGAGGGCCATGCCACTGCTTCCTAGCCCGGGTGACCAGGCCGTATATGCGGATGCCTTCAAGTTCCCAATGAGAACCGGAGTTATCCTTTGTGCCTCCGCCTGGATACGAAGTCCACCCGTAATCATAATTTGCTTTGCCGCCCGCTTGATAGCCGGCGGTGCCATAGTCAGTTTCCTGGCCAGTGCCTTATGACCACGGACTTTAATGTGGAAGCTCATAAGTACGCCTTATATAAGTCCACGCGACCACGGACATCCTTCGACCTGTCCACGCCTCGCACTTTCGCCGCACCGGTAACTGTTCCCGGGTCAGAACTGTCACTCGGCAAATCTTCCTCGGCACCCAACCACAACCACTCGCCGGGAACGACCGCCTCCCGCAGATATACGATGGAACGACTCACATCCTCCCGGCCTTCAGGATTGTAAAACATTTCTGCCTTGTCCTGCCAGCGGCAGCACAGCTCATCGGCCTCATCGTAGGAATGACCACCCCGGCCATCCGGTACGGGATTGGCCCATCTCATGCACTTCTCCGGCAGTCCCTTGACTGTATTAAGACTCATCGTAAACGTCCGAGATTGGGTTGATAGTTTGCATCACGAACGATTTTCTGTTACCACCCAACCTGGCCAGCTCGCCAGTTGGGTCCATCATCTTCGCCTGCTGACCATAGGTGGTCGCATCCAAGCCCATGCCGGTTTTGCCTTGGTACCTGTCCATAGCATCGCCAATCTTTCGTTCCGATACGAGGCGGTCACGGATGCAGAATAGATGGACCGTCAGCCATCGTTCGATTTCCTTCAGTTCATCATCTGATACTGACACACCTGAACCTTCCTCCGCTGCCTTCGCCTCGACGCGGTCTACCATCTGCGATGCCGCCGTGATGAATGGGGTCAGGTTGACCGTCAGGTCAGCATCTTCCGGTAGGATTTGTCGGACTTCCAAGTCCTTAACTCTTGCCGTCATATCAAACTCCTCCGCCTGCCGGGACTTCCCGTTCGGCCAGTTTGCGACGAGCCTGCTCCTCCTTCACCTTCTCACGATGGCAATCAGTGGCATGACGCGCCACAGTCAAGTCCATCATACGTTGGAGCTCGTCACCGTTTTTGACTTTCCTAACCAGTGGAGTGAACTGTTCCTTCATCTCGGAGATTTCCCGCTTGAGTGGGTCAATCATCAGTTTCATGGTAAGGTATACAAATCCACTGATTGCCATTGTCAAGGCCACGGCAAACGAACCGAAGGCCAGTATCACCATCCACCAGTTAGGGTCACCCATCTCACTTCTCCTTTTTCTTCTTACCCGCTTCCATAATGGTATCATAGAACTCCACAATGCCCTCACTGACAACCACCCACCGCATCTCATCGACACACCGCTTCAAAGTATTGTAGTCGGAGTCTTCGAGATTGATGGGAGTG